ATCTTGCGTACAGAGCAAGGTAGAAAAATTATTATCAAAAGAATTATCCCAGAAGAATGGAAACCTTGGAGAATATACGACCAAGAGTTGGCACTAAATGAAAACAAAAAGGAAATATATTTGGTTGACAATACATATTTGCCACAGATCACTGATAATTTCATCAAGAAAACAAGAAGTAGATAATGGCTAACAATTCAGGCAGCGAATTCAATCCGTCATCATGCGAAGTTATTTCTGCTATTGTAACCTCACATGGCGGAAATAATACGCAGCAAATCGCAGGTGTAATAAGCAAGTTCGAGATTAATCAATCTATGAACACCATGAGCTATTCTGGTAACCTTACGGTACTGGATACTATTGGGCTGCTTGAAGGGTTTCCAATGAGATCAGAGGAAACTATTGACCTGAAACTAATGGCATACGATCTTAACACCGAAGTTAATTTAAAAGTACAAGTGTATAGAATTGACAACATCACTGCCAGTGAAAGCAGCAACAGTGTAATGTATAAAATGCACTTTGTGTCAAAGATTTCTTATGAGGCGAGTAAGCGAAGCATTACGAAATCATATCAAAGTTCAATAAGTGGCATCGCCAAACAAATATTCAATACTTATTTTGCAAAGTTGGGTAGTACTGATTATCTTGACCAAAACGTTAGATCAAGAACACTAGCATATGCAACATCAAGATCAACCATTATCTCTGAACCAGATAGAAACTTTTATATTCAGCCAACTGCAAATATCACGAACTGCGTTATACCAAGCTTCATCCCAACAGAAGCAATGCAATTCTTGTCCAGCCAAGCGTACCAACCAGAGACGCCATCCAATTCATTCAAGTTTTTTGAAACACTGGAAAACTTTTATTTTGCAACCGATGAGTATTTTATCCAGACTGCCCAGCTTCGTGACTTGGTGGAATTGTTTTATGCGCCAGCTTCCTCAATTGATCCTATGAGACCCCAAGACCAGATCAATAGGGTTGAAGGGCTGCAAATCACATCAAAAGGTATTGATACTGCGTCTGATATATTCTCAGGCTCCTATAGAAATGATGTTACGGAAATAGATTTGGTCCGAAGAAAGTTGGTCAAAACTTCTTTTGATTATTCTACAGATGCGCGTTACATTGATATGTCTGGGAACCCAAGAGACCTTGCAGATAACCCACACACGCCTGAATTCAGAGAATCAACGTTCACTGATGAGAACGCCAAGCAATTTATTGTGTTCAAGGACTATCAGCAGAACGGCGATATTCCAAGTTCATTGCACACTGACAGATTTATGCCCCAAATTATTTCTAATAGACTTTCATATTCAGCACACCTAAACGCAACTTCATTGAGTTGTAGTATGAAAGGCAGATTAGATTTACGTCCGGGTATGGTTGCAAATATGAACATTCAAAACTTGGACGGCGTTGATGAATTGTCAAGAAACAGATCGTTGAGTGGCAGATATTTAATACAGTCAACCCTACATTCTCGTGATGATAGTGGCTCTTTGAATACTGTATTAAGATTGGTGAAATTTGATTGGAGTAGAGGTAAGGTAGATGTTTGATTATGGCGTAGGAATTAGAAACCCCCTATTTTTTGTGGGTGTTATAGAGAACAACGTTGATCCACGTCGTGAAGGTCGTGTGAAGGTCAGAGCCTTTGGTGTGCATGGCACTAATAAAGAAGTGACACCTGATGAATTGCCTTGGGCTATTGTTGTTCAAGGTGATTACAATCCTAATAACATACCACGTATAAACTCATGGGTGTTTGGTATGTTTATTGATGGTAGGGCTGCACAACAACCAATGGTACTTGGTTTGATCCCAACACAGATGACTGAAATCATTGACCCCGTTGCTACAGGGTGGGGTGTTATTCCAGATAGAGATGGCGCTCTACTTGCTAATGGCTCTGATCCAGAAAGTTTTGGACAGCCACAACAATCAAGGCTTGCACGAGGCGAAAACGTTCAAGAAACATATGTACTTGGACAAGAAATGGGTCGTACTATGGACGTACCAGTAGGCGGTGCAGTCGGTGAGCAATCTTGGTCTGAGCCAGCTTCTGCTTATAATGCAGAATACCCTCATAATAGGGTCATCGAAAGTGGCGCACACTCAATAGAATTAGATGATACGCCGGGCGCTGAGAGAATTATGATCCATCACAAGTCTGGCTCTTACGTTCAGATAGACAGCCGTGGCACAAAAACAGACAAAACAGCTTCTGATAAGTTCGAAATAATTGACAGGAAACAGCACGTTTCTGTTGGTGGTATGAGTACTGTTACCATCAACGGCAACAGTTATGTGTATGTTAAGGGTGATAAAGTAGAAGAAATTGAAGGTGATCTACAAACTCTAGTTCACGGTAACCATCTTCTTTCTGTTGGTGGCCAATCAAATATTATTGCTGGCGAACAAGTTCAAGTTAGAGGCGCTGATCTTAGGCTGGAAGCCAATATTGGCACGTTCTCTATTAAAGCTGGAAAAGAATTGCAAACAGAAGCTGGTATTGGTTGGTATGCAAAGGCTCCATTTATTTGGGCTGAGGCAACATCTAATATGAACCTCAAGGGTAATAACTTAAATATCTTTGGCACGACAGAAACCAACATAAAATCTGCTGATTTAAATATAATTGGAACAGGTACTGCTGATATGAGAGGTGGAGTTTTGACGCTTGGTTCAGACGGCGTACTTCATGTCAGGGGTACTACTGTCAACATAGATGATAATGTAAACATGGCAAACGGTGATGCTGCTGTTGCGCATGCTGCTGGTGATGTTGCAACGGCGGAGCCATCAATTAGCTCTGAAGTGGTGGATTCCCCAGAACCTGTCGCAAAGTCAACTTCACTTAGACCAGAAGACTCTGGTTCTAGGGGTAGTTCTGGTTACTCATCCCAAGACGATACGGCTGAAAGTACTGGATCGTCTGGATCGTCTGGGGCAGCAGCATTTGTCTCAAGCGAACCAGTTAGTGTTGTTACGACACACGCTGCCAAACCACTTCTTGAATTGATTATTCAGGCGGAGTCAGCAGCGCATGGTGGGTATGATGCAATATCAGGTTTGGTGCGAAGTTTCAGAAGACCATCCAAACCCATCACTCAAATGACTATTGGCGAATTGCTTGATTGGCAAGACAGTATAGATGATAAGCAAGATTCAGAGGCGTCTGGTGCTTACCAAATAGTAGAAGACACACTTCGTGGTTTTGATAATGGCGATCTGCGCTATGGTAGCAAAACAAACGTAAATAACAGTAGGTCCCTTTACGAAAAAGTGGGTCTTACCAAAAGTGATTTGTTTAGCCCTGAGAACCAAGACAAGATGGGTATTGAATTGCTACGATATAGAGGACTTGACAGGTTCTTGGCTGGGACTCTTAGTAGAGGCCAATTTGGTAATAACCTTGCTGCTGAATGGGCTGGACTACCTCTCATTGAAGGTCCAAATGCAGGGAGCGGCAGGTACGACGGCGATGCCGCTGGAAACCAAGCAAAAGAGGATTTTGTCCAGAATGTAATAAATGCTTTGGATGAAGTTAAACGCAGAGCGACATTCATGGAAGGAATTACAGTCTAATGGAAAGGCAACTAACTAATAGAGAGTGGTGCTTAAGCCCAGACGAATTGAAATTTGTGCCAGTTTCCAAGCAAGAAACTGCAACGTTGAATGGTGAGTACACACTTGCACAAGTTTCTGTTTTCGAAGAAGCGTTTAAAAATAATATTATTGCTGGGAAAAAGAACAACCCTATCGTAGAAGCAATTAAGGTGCATGGGGAATCGTTCTATACTAATTTAAATACAATAAACAATGTTGTTTTGAAATCAGATTTTGTAGTTGGCATCATTCCGAATTATGAATTGCTAGAGCAAAGAATGTTAGCTGGACCGATCACGCCAATTGAATTTGCTCAATTTATTAGTGAGTATTCATATACACCAATTTCTGCTAATTTCTCTGCAAGTCAAAACTCTCCTAGATTTTTGAAGCAACTTGATGACTTCTACAGAGGCAGTTTTGCAGATAGCGTAATGGGTGGGTTTTGTGCTCTCATGCCAAGTGCATTTCTTGCAGTGGGTGGCTTCTTCGCTCTCATTGGTAAAGTCGGTGGACTTATTCAAGATGCTCTTAGCTTTATTAGTAAGATCAAAAACATTGAAGACCCAATCAAAGCTTTGTTTGAAGCAATCAAGGTAAAGGCGCTCATTGAAGCAATTAAAGAAAAGATATCAAAAGCTGTCATGGGAGCCATCAATAAAATCAAGGACGCAATTGAAAATTTTGATATTGCTAATGTAGTTGCTGGCGTTGAAAACTTTGTTACTAATACGATTGGTAAGAGAGTAAGTGAACTGAAGGAAGAAATTTCTACAATGTTCAGCAAAGAAAATCTCGAAAAGATCGAAGCTAAAATTAAAGGTATGATTGATTTCGCGGTGGGGCTATTCGCAAATCCTTCATTGGAAGAAATTATGTTTTTGATGGCGCGTATCTGTGGATTTGCCGCTGGCGTAGAAGCAATTATTAGTGGGGTCAAAGCTCCACTTGATAGCATCACTGATCGTTACACAAACACATTTAATGCGCTGCGATCTGCGTCCGATAGAAATACTGCTGAAGTTATTGATGCTGGTGGCATAAGAATGTCAGATGAGCACAGAAGAGAACAGATAAATATAAGTAGAGAAGCATGGGTAGCGGCTGGCAATCAGTCACCTGTAACTGAAGAGGAAAGATCAGCGGTTCCGACATGGGAGCAGATTAGAAACAACACCCACGGCACGATACGAATACAAGGTCGCTGGGTATCTATTCTAGGTGCTGCGGGTTGGACTGGAGTTAGTATTGACGTTAGGGTCCTACTGATGAGGCTGCAAAAAGAATTTGATAAGGGTCCACTTATAGTGAACAGCGGATGGAGAAGCCAAGCATACCAAAATATGCTAATTAGAGAAGGCAGGACAACAGCGGTGAACTCATTACATATTCAGGGCATGGCGCTAGATATAACATGGAATGGTCGTGGGAATAACCTGACTTATGAGGCAGAATTCGTTGAAATTGCTAAAACACTTGGGTTCAAAGGAATTGGTTATTATAATAGTTTTACACATATAGACATAGGCCCAACAAGATATTGGCGCGGATAAGGAACAGACTGTGGTAGTCAACTTAATAACAGCACGATCTAAAAAGATCACGATTTATACTGATTTCAAGAAAAACCTTGAAGTCAGCCCAATATCGGATGACTTGACGGTTTTTAAAGACGAAGATGCGGTAAAAGAGTCCATTAGGAATTTACTTCTTACTGATCGTGGCGAAAGACTTATGCAACCAAATATTGGTGGCAACCTTAGGGCTATGCTTTTTGAAAACATTACACCGGGCGTTTTAACTTTGATAGAAGATCAAGTACGCACTACTCTTGAGTTATACGAACCAAGGGCAGAGATTATTGATGTGCAAGTAGCGTCAAACATAGACGATAACGTAGTCAGCATCAGTGTTTCATTTTTTATATTGAACAATCAACAGCCCATAAGCGTATCGGTATTTTTAGAGAGGACCAGATAAAATGGTTAAGCTAAACATTTCAGAATTAGATTTTGATGCAGTCAAGTCTCAATTCAAAGATTATCTACAAACACAGACACAATTCAAAGACTATAACTTTGATGGTTCGAATATGTCGGTGCTTTTGGATGTCTTGTCATATAACACATTTCAAAACAACTTCTACACGAACATGGCAATTAACGAAATGTTCCTAGACTCTGCTGTACTGCGAAATTCAATTGTTTCGCATGCAAAAGAATTGAACTATCTGCCACGTTCAAGAAGATCAGCAAAGGCAATCGTGACTGTTACAATTACGGATAGCACGGCAACGGGTCAATCGATCACAATACCCCAGTATTCACCATTCACCACAATGTACAATGGCGAGAACTTTGAGTTTGTCACTAACGTAGCATATGTTGCCAAGAAGACAGCACCTAACACATTCATTGCTGAAGGTGTTGAAATATTCGAAGGCCAGATGTTGGCCAGCTTCGAACGTGAAGGCTTCTTTGTAGACGAAGACGGCATCTTGCGCGTAATTCTCTCCAATGAAAACGCTGATACCGAATCCATTGCAGTCTTTGTTGATGCTGAGGCCACAGAAGATGAAAACATATTCCTTCGCAAGAACGATATCTTTGGTGTTGGGGCGACTGATAAAGTATTCTATATTGAGCCATATTACGATGGACGATATACAATTTATTTTGGTAACAATGTGTTTGGCTTCCAACCACAAGAGTTTGAGGATGTTCGTGTAAGATATAGAATTACGTCTGGCACTGAAGGCAATGGCGCATTCAACTTCTCGCTGGTAACCACATATGGTAGCACGTCAGTTACAACAACGCAAGTAGCTGCTGGTGGTGCTGAAAGAGAAAGTGTCGAGAGCATTAGATACTTTGCACCCAAGAGTTTGCAAATTCAAGAAAGAGCCGTGACTACATCTGATTACGAAATTCTTTTGAAAACACAATTCCCAGAAATTCAATCTGTTGCAGCATATGGCGGCGAAGATTTAGAACCGCCACAATTTGGTAAGGTTGCTATTTCTGTGTACTTGGGCAAAGGTCAAGAAAGTTTGTCAAAGACACTTTCCAATACATACATTCAATACCTGAGAGAAAGAAGTCCACTTGCAATTGAACCTATATTCGTGGATACATTGTTTATGTACGGTTGTGCAGTAGTTGATTTGTATTTTGATCCAAAGCTAACAAGAAAGTCTAGTGGTGATCTTGAAACTTTGGCTAGAAATGCAGTAACAGCATACAACAACGCAAACCTTGATGACTTCAACACTAAGTTGAGAGTGTCCAAGCTATCGGCTGCTATTGATGCGGTAGACATTTCAGTCAAAAGTAATGACGTTGATGTAATGCCTTACATTGAGTATTCCCCCACACTTAATGTTTCTGCCAACCCCTCATTCAAATTTGTGGCTAAGCTTATTAAACCTTATCCTTTTGATGAGGCTAGAGGGTTTACTACATACAAGCCAGCAATCAAAAGTGGCGTGTATTCGTATAATGGGTCTAACGTGTATCTTCAAGATGATGGTGTTGGAAATATCCAGATCATTACCAGCGATGTTTCAAATCCTAAAGTTGTAAAGCCTTCCATTGGTAAGGTGAATTACGAAACTGGTGAAGTCAATCTTATTGGTTTCATAACAGATGGATATGTTGGTTCTGGAATTAAGATCATGGCTAGTACAAGCAAAAACGATATCACTGCACCAAATGGTAGAATATTTACCATCAGAGATGCTGATGTAACAATCAATCTTATTGAGACGAAATAATGTCAGACATAGAAAAAAATATCGCGTTTAAAATACCACAACAATTCCCTGCGATCTATCGTGAGGAAAATGCTGAGTTGGTGCAACTTGTTCAAGATTACTATAAGTTTTTAGAAAGTACACCAAACCAAGGTATTTACAATTCAAGACGAATGTTTGAATACCGTGATGTTTCTACTACGCTGTCATCTATGCTCATTTTCTTTCAGAAGAAGTTTCTAAGTGATTTGCCACTACTTGAAGACGCAAGTGTAAGACTTGTCGTTAAGAATATCCTTGACCTCTACAGAAGAAAAGGTTCTGAAAGTGGTATTATCTTATTCTTTAGAATGTTCTTCCAAGAAGATGTCGAGATAAGAAACCCTGCGCAATTTATTTTGAAACCATCTGACTCTAAGTGGCAGACTGGTACGTACCTTCAGTTAGTCCCAAACAGTGGTATATTTTACGCAAGAGATGGGCTTTCTTATTATGAATACAAAACCCTATTAGCAAAAAACATTGAAGGTTCTACATCGGGCGCTAAAGCTGCTGTGGATAAGATAAACTTCGTTCTTCTTAATAATACACTCACCCCAATTATATACATAAACCAAGTCAAGGGTGTTTTCCAAAAGTACGAAAATATCATAGCAAGAGTTGACGGACAAGACATATCTTTTGGTGTGGTGAATGGATCGACTTCTGGCATCACGATAGACCTAGAATACGGCGGCACGACTGGCAATGAAATTGGGGATATATACAAACTCCAAAGTGTTTATGGAAATGGTGCGACTGCCATTGTTACAAACACCGAAGATAAATTTACAGGTATCGTTGAATACACCTTGACTAATGGTGGCTTTGGATATACAATAGAAAATACATCACTGTTAGTTTCAGATCAAGTGCTCATTCTAGATAACGCAGAATTTGCATTTACTAACATGGAGAGACTGACGGATACTTCTGGAAACATAGGTACTGTAACGGGACAAAACTCATCGGCAGTTGGTGTTCAGATGGATGTTGGTCATGAATTCGATCTGTCGAGAGCAATCACAACTCTTGACAGATCACCCAATATAACCATCACAGGCATATCTACGATCTCTACAAAGAATTCTTCCTCCCCCGGTTCTTTGTATTCGTTGACTGGCGACCCGTCTCACGTAAAAGTCGAAACACTATCAAACATAGAAACAATATCATTAATAACTGACCCTATATTGCCTTTTCTTGGCGTATCGTTGAATGCGGTTAACTTTAACGCCAGCCCAGCGACACAGCCTATGTCAGGAACAGCAGACCCAGTTACGCTTGCAACGCCTCTTGAAGATGCCTTTGATCTCACACCATTTAATATTGGTACGATTGATGCGTTTGAGAATGTCAATCCGGGCGCTGATTATGTCAATGACGTATTCGCTCTGGTGAGAGATGAGGTTATGATAGCGTTCGATAGATATGAGCAAATTCTAATTCTCGACGTCTTTAGTGCTGCGTTGTCTGTTGGCGATACAATCACACAACCATCAACTGGTGTGAGTGGTGTCATAACCGCATTGGAATCAGATCGTTCATTCATCAAGATCACTCCATACGCTTACTATGGGTTTGCAACTGCTCCGATATCGCACAAAGGCACTTCCTATGATGTTATATCGTCTGAAAGAGATTACTCTTCCAAAAAATTCGGCGCAAATGCTAATATGATATCAAAAACTTTGTTCGGTTCTGGTAGAATTTCAGAGATGAAAATTCTCAATTCTGGTTTTGGCTATATAGATGGCGAAACAGTGTTCGTTGTAAATGACGCAGACGAAATCCAAGCAAAGGGTACACTCCAAGCAGACTCTGAGGGGATTACCGCTGGCTATTGGGGTAGTGAAAACTCTCAACTAAATGGATACAACCCAGATGGGTCTTATTACGACTCGCGAAACAAGTTGCACGATAGCGATTATTACCAAGAGTTTTCCTATGAAGTTAGGTCTACAGTTGCTTTCTCCCAATACGAATCCATATTGAAGCAAAACGTCCACCTCGCTGGCACTAGGCTTTTTGGTAATTTTGTATACAAAAAGAAAGCAACGATTGGTGTGAGCGCTAGGTTCTATGCAAACGTGAAAGACGATTATCTTATTGGCGGTGATGAAATTGTTGGACCAAATCAACCAAACGCAACACCACAATACACTTCAGACAGAACTACTATAACCGTAGACACAGTTAATTTGAAAGCTGACGTAGGTTAGCAGATAAATAAGTAAAAGACTTAGGAGCAAACATGGCTAATCAAATCATTAATAATGGTACGGCAGATAATGACGGTACTGGCGATACATTGCGTAACGCATTTGGCAAAGTTAACGACAACTTTGCTGAACTCTACACTGGTCAATTTTCCAAAGCATATGCTGATTTGACTGGAAAGCCAACTAGCATCACATCTTTTGGTATTGTGGATGGTTCAAACAACCAAGTCCTATCGACAGATGGTGCTGGAAACTTTACTTTCGTCAACGCAGGTTCTGGTGTTTCTGGCATAGAACTAACTGACTTGAGTGTTGGTGCAGATGCAAGTCCTGCAAATAATGGTGGGCTTGAATATGACAACACTACTGGCGTATTTGTATATACTCCACCTGTAATACCAACAACGATTTTAAGTCTTGGAATTTCGGATGGTGCAAACACCCAAATTCTTTCGACTAATGGCCAAGGCACATTTACATTTATTGATGCACCTTCTGGTGGCGGTGGCTCAAGCCTTCAGTCAAGAGTAAACGTAGTTGGCGTCACATCTTCAATAGCGAACGATGCTTCTGCGAACCTAGACATCACAGGTTTTAAGGGTTACGCACTCTTGACAATCACAACAGACAAAGCTGCATGGGTAAGAATTTACGCAAACGGTGCAAGCAGAACTGCTGATGCGAGTAGGTCAGAGGTTACTGATCCAGAACCAGATGCAGGCGTTATTGCTGAGGTTATCACCACGGGTGCTACAACTGTTATCATGTCACCAGCAGCATACGGTTTCAATCTAGAAGCTACCCCAACAACAACAATTCCATGCGCAGTCACTAATAAATCTGGTTCGGCTGGGACAGTTTCGGTTACTCTAAACGTACTTCAATTGGAGGCATAATATGTCTGACCTACATGAGTACATTGTCACCTTGCACAACAAGGATGATCTTGCACAATTCTACAAAGACATCGAAGATGCTGAAAGCGACATTCATGTTTACTTGAGTGAACCAGACTTTCCTAGACGTGCAGTTACTGTGACTAATCGAAGATTAATAAGTCGCAATACTCATTATATGCTAACCCATGAGGAAGCGCAGAAGTTAAAAGATGACCCCCGTGTTTGGGATGTCGAGCTTGCGGAACTCATTGAGCTTACAACTCGCCCTGCTGGTTGGAGAATGCAAAATGATAAGTTTTCTAAAGATTGGTTTACGGATGCGACAGACCATAATTGGGGGTTGTTGAGGCATACTGAAACTTCTAATAGGTCTAATTGGGGTTCTAATGGCACTAATACTATTACTGCCGATATAGAAGTCACTGCATCAGGCAGAAACGTTGATGTTGTCATTGTTGACGGACATATTGACCCCGCACATCCAGAATTCAAACCAGCAAATGTGTCAGATCACTATAAAGGTAATTTGGTAAACGACAATACTAATAGTGCATTATTCGATAGATCAGTTACCGTTAATGGGTTGAAGATTGTTGTGGCTGGTGCTGCTGGTGGACAAATTGCGGTTCCAGACGAATGGGCTAGAAAAACTGCAAGAATGGTTGAGTTATTAATAGACCCAACAGGACCAAGCATTGTACTAGCAGACCAAAAAAATCTAATTGCAACTCTCAAAGGCGATGTAGGAACTGTTCATGCAGGACTTCCTACAGCCCAGCGCGTTGCTTATGGTGGTGGCAACCAATATTCACCAAACTTTTTGACAGATGAAGGAGTTTCTTCATACGTCGGATATCAAACTTTTCTAGACACTCACGTCCATAATGATATGGTTTGGTATAGAAACGTAAGTGGCCCAAGCCCATCTGTTGGTGATAGAGACATTGAAGAAATTGTAGAACACCTATTTCATACAATCCACTTAATGGGTGTATTTGGCGCAGTTGATGGGTCAGAAACAGCACTCAATTGGATGGCAACGAACGCGGTTGGTGACGCATGGAAGTCTACTGAATTGCATCTTGCAATGAAAGAAGCCATCGACAACGGTATGTTTAATCCATCTGGTTATGGTCCTAATTGGGCAACTGTAGCAGACGATGCTGAAATAGCATATAAAGAATATATGTACCTTCTTAATTGGGGTATGTGGGAAATGAGCCAATTTTGGGATGGCGGAAGTCTCGCTCCTGAATGGAACGACAACGTAAGAACTGTTGCTGGTATTCTATCAAATAATCCATTAGGGCATGCGCTATTCAATACGTACTTTGCGCCTGTGCTAAGCAAACCAAACTTTGCTACAATGCAATCTATTTTTCAAGATGCTGATGCTGGCGTTTCTGGTTATGTTGTATCATCTCGCGTCAATCAATTCAATTGGTTTTCATTAACAAATCAAGTTACTGGCGGTGCAAACGGAACTTATGTGTATACCCCATATATTGATGCTGGTGATGCAGATAGAACAGCCGACAACAACCACGGCACACACTGTGCTGGTACGGTAGCTGGAAACACCCAAGGTTGGGCTAGAGACGCTGCAATATATAACATAAGCCCATATGGAAGCAACCCTAATAATATCGCTAGTAGCGTAATGTGGGACTATATTCGTGCTTGGCACAACACCAAAGCAATTAATCCAAAAACTGGTCGTA